CCTCAGTGGGGCGTAAGACAGCCTATTGCAGTTGCACCTCCGGGCCAGGAGGTGCTCGTGCAATGTCACCAGGTTCGGGAATTCCCTGGCCGCTGATACTCGCATGTGCAGGAGGATATGATGTACCCTGCCAACTACACGATGCATTTGAGCTTCCGGTCTCGCAATTTGGTGGAGGTGGAGGGGGCACCGGCGTCTTGACACGTGTTGTCGTCTGGGACTTGCCTTTTGACTCAACAACACGAGTCCACGACTTACCAGCGTTCCACTTCACTGCAGACGAGGGGCTCAATCTCTGGCTGCAGGTATTAGTGGCCTTTCCTCGCATCCCACCTTTCCCTAAAGACGGAGTGCCGTAACCATTCAACGGGCTACTTACAGAAGGTTGCCTTATTTCCTTCTGCTCGCTGCTCGTGAGAGCACCCACCGTGTTCAAACGAACCTTCTTATAATACGAACATTTCTCATTCGGACAACCGCCTTTCCGAACGTGGTGGTACGGATTATTGTACGGGTGTGAATGAGAAAACTCAGTATTACACCGAGGGCATTGGTGTGAATGTTCATTTTTATCAGACGGGGGTGGCCCTTTGACGGGCGCTTCAGCTGCGCACGCTTTGACTTCGAAAGCCGGCTGCACACAAGGTGCACTAGAACCCGGTACTGAATTTGCACTAGCCTGAGTATCAGGTGGAGGTGTGGATTCCACAACAGCGCACTTGCTGCTAGTGGCATTGTTGTGCCCCAGATACGTCGGAATGAAGTTCCCAGCACGTATCGCCTCCCTAACGCAGTCTGCCAATCGATGTGATTCATGTGCCAATACCTCGCCACACGTCCTATAAGCGAGATGCTGTAATTGGTCTGGGTGTGGTGCGGAGTGTATTTCGGTGGTGCGTGATGCGGGTAAGCAAAATTGAGTGCAATAATATTTTCCGTCAGAAAATGACTTGCACACAACTAAGTCTTCGATGTCGATGACAAACAAACCTGCTTCTTCTTTAAGCTCGCGCACAATGGCTTGTTTCGGTGATTCACCAGGCTCCACTTTCCCTGCTGGAAAAGTGAGTACACCAGCGCGAGGCTTGCCAACAGGTTCATACCCACATAAAACACTATCACCTTTATAAATCACAATGGAAACTGCGTTTAGAAGTGGTTTTCCAGTACCATCAGACTTGCTCTCCTCAAGCCCTCCGGGTCGCGTACCAACTCTCATTTCGGGGAGGACGCCCTCCTCCTTTACAAGCTGACGCTTTAAACGATCCAGAATCTCTTGCTTAAATCCTAGATCGGCAGCAACGTTGTGTGGAATTGGAAAACAATCCAACAACGTGTCGACTCGCGAGCATAAGTCGTCAGTCAAACGCAGCGTGGACCAGTTGTCATCTGCCGCGTACCATTCACGACGAAGCTCTTTAACTTGCGTTGGTGGTAGGGTGTGGAAATCACGAAAATGGGTTGCTTTAATCATGGCGTAAGCGCTCACCTGTTGAGAAGTGTTAGTTAAAACATCGTCTAAACACTCTCTAAGTGAGCGATCTCCATCTTCTTTACCAAGACGATGTAGGTCCTCATCATAAATGGTGGTGGCGTTTGTTTTTAATTTAGAATAACAATATTCAAACATAGCGCGACATATATGCCTTACCACCATTGTATGCTTCAAAGAAAAAGACCGCTGCCATAAATCAGTGGCAATTGCAGCATAGTCTTGCGCTGAAGGGAGATATGTGTAAATACCTTCAGCGTTTAAGGAGGCACTTGGAATTCGTAATTTGTGTGCTAGGATGCGCTGCAAATTTCGCACAACCTTCGGGATGTAATATGTGACTCCGTCTACGTTAATAGCCATCACAGACAAGCACTCTATGTCCTTGTCTTCACCCCACGCACTACATGGTTCTACTAGCTTATAATAATCCTGATAAGCTAGAACCATTTCTTTTTCAGATGCATACATGGAATCTGGAATTGCCATGGCGCTGTCGTCACCATCGCCAATGTTAATGTCATACTCTGGATTCTCAGGAAACCCTACAAGCTGAGTGTCTTGCAATTCTACAGGTCCATCCTGTTTTTCGTCGGTGATTGTGCGCCATAACTCTGGAGGACAATAGAACATGTTGCCAATCCGACGGCATCCTTCCTCATAACCATATACACGTATCAGCTCTGCTCCGTTTAACAATAATATTAGGTTGCGGTTACCTGCAGCGGTGCCACGCTCGCCTGAAAACAGAATAGCATCAGTAGCTTCCAAGTGAACCTCGATGTATTTCAAAGTCCAACGCATTCGTTTTCTGGCGGAGCGGCACCGCACCACGTAATCATCTTGGAGGTGTGCTTCGAGAAGTTCTTTGATTGTGTCAACAACGGCATGAAACAACTTCCTAACCCTTAGGCGGTCGTTGGGCAACCAAGACGAATCCATGGCAGACATATCAATAGAAACCAATTTTAATCCAAGGCGTTGGGCACGGGCTGCGAACTGGGCAAGACGGGCATTGATTGAGTCTTGATTCAATCCTTTCGTTGTAAGATGAGGAAAGAATTTCTTGTATAAGACTTCAATACTACACATCGTTGCGGCGTCTTTAGCACACGCTAGCATGCCCATGGATCCAACCAATCTTGGCAACTTGTTAACTGGTAATGCTAATTCGCAAGTTTTAACAAAACCAGTTAATATTGGATCAATGACGTCTCTTCCAACCTCTACCAATCGCTGATACCAGATAGGTCTCTGCTTGCCCCACTTCTTCGGGAGGGACCATTCCAAAATGGAATTTGCATGATCGATAGCAGCAAGTCGCAATATGCGCGCTATCACATCACATGCTTGATCCAGCCGTTGTTCGGCAGCAGTACTTATCGTGGATTCAATATACTCCCCATCCACCAGGGATTTCAATTGTCGCAAATGCCTCGACACACCAGCAATTTCGTCTTCACAGCCACCGGTAAATCCTGCTGATATGTCCATCAATTCCGGACCTGTGATAACACCACAATATTGTTCCACTATCCCATCCATACCTGGCAAGGTACGTTTTTGCCCATATTGGATGTCGTTAAATAACTGGGCAATGGTCCTTTTCACAATGCGCACCGTTTTGCGTAACAAGTTAGGTGGCGCTGTGTTGACTCGTGTTAGAAGGATTCGCTTCTCTGCACCCACGTTTCCTAATGATTCCGTGTTCAGAACGAAAGGGTCCAGATCTTCGGGTTCATTTTCAACTCCTTCTGTTACATCGACAATGGTGACGCGGTTATCAGCCCAACCAGCAGCCACCAGCCGACAAATAGCAAGATATTTTTCGCGTGCTTCGACGGGCATATTGCCATGAGCCGTTCTTACATGATTCTCAACGTGAGATATAATTGGAGTCGCCGCTACTCTATCAGTTGTGGTTTCTTGAAGTGCTCGCGTTGTTTGAGTTGTAGCGGCCGCAAGTGCTTGGGACTCGACTCGCAGCCTTACACTCCAAACTGCCCGACGTTGCAAGAACCATTGCAACACACGATACACGACAATAGTCACAAAGATTGCCTGCCAGAATTCTCTTTGATGGAAATATGGCTTTATATCTTTCCACATGTCCTTGATGAACGCCAGCAACTCTTCGCTCGGAGTTGGTGGTTTTGGACATATCTTACGCATCAATTTAAATCGGCAGACAGATTTCTGTAATTGCAGGTAATCGTTATAGAATGAGATGCGGTACTTTGTTATCACTTCAGCAATTATTGGTATCATCTTATAAAACCGCATCTCTGGGTTGGTATTAATGTAGTATGTGTAAACGGTCCAGCTCACCATCGAGTTGATTAGATATTGTGAACAAAACGACCGACCCCACGACAACACCCCAACAACGTACACAATAATGAACCAAGAAAATTGTGTCTCCGTTACGTCGATGAATATGGTTAATAGAAAATTATACCACGACTCATCCTCAGGCGGCTCATGATTGTGAATATACCATAACGCGCCGCACATCATTGCAATCAACATGGAGAAAATGGGGCAGGCATAATCATAAAGATATGCTTTCATGCGTTGACGGCGGCGGTAAGAATCCTGAGGATAAAATATGGATAACTCACGTGTTGACAAAGTTAGATCAATAGTGGTTATGCCAGTTCGAATAGCTTTCTTTGGCAACTCGTAACACTTGTTTGCCAGTAATGAAGCGGCTTGGTGAATATACGCATCGAAGTCGCGAATTGCTTTCCTCACTGCAATCGACGTGGTGAGGGTAAACATAGGTGCTGTGCGCCTGCACAGACTTGGCGTGACATGGTGAGGCGCAGTTGATCCTGGAGTCATAGCCATATGTGAATGTCAATTCACGACTCTTTTGGAACACTGCGCGGAAAGTTTCGAAGCTCAGCTTCAATCCGTCCCAAGCTCAAGGCAGCG